TAGCAGGTCCTACAGGCCCAACTGGTGCTAGTGGTACTTCAGGTACAAATGGACCTACTGGCCCGACAGGTGCAAATGGAACCAATGGACCTACAGGTCCTACTGGAGCTAATGGTACTAATGGCCCAACTGGTCCTACTGGTGCTGCTAGTACTGTTGCAGGTCCTACAGGTAGTGGTGGTCCTACTGGTCCAACAGGTCCTGCGGGTACTGGCGGTGGTCCTATTACTTTTAATACAGATTCAGTAACATCCAATCAAACTGTTTCAACTGGAACTAATGGTTTTTCTGTTGGCCCAATGACAATTGCAAGTGGTTATACAGTGACTGTTGCAAGCGGTCAGCGTTGGGTCATCATTTAAGGAAAAGACATGAGTACGATTCGTGCGGGTACAACATCGACAACAGCGTTAGTTTCAACTGGTGACACAACTGGCAACATTGTTTTGCAACCTGATAGCGGCATTGCAACTGTTAGTGCTACTGGTGCGCTTGTAGTTCCATCGGGGACTACTGCACAACGACCTGCTAGTCCTGTTGCGGGAATGACTCGTTTTAATACAACAACAAATGCTTACGAGGTTTACACAAATAATTGGACTGCACTCGCATATAACAATTACACCGCAAGTTATTTAGTAGTTGCTGGCGGTGGTGCTGGTTCTAACAATATGGCAGGTGGTGGTGCTGGTGGTTTGTTAACTGGCACAATTAATTTAAGTGTTAATACTGTTTACACAGCAACTGTTGGCGGTGGTGGTAGTGCTTCTAATGGTAGTAATTCAACTTTAACATCTGTATCGACAACTGCTGTTGGCGGTGGTTATCACAATGGAACTAGAAGCGGTGGAAGTGGTTGCGGAGGTTCGGATATTGGAATAACTACTGGTGGCGCAGGAACATCAGGTCAAGGAAATGCTGGCGGTAATGGTAGTGCTTCTCCTGTTGCTGGCGGTGGTGGCGGTGGTGCGGGTGCAGTAGGTTCTTCAAATTCATCTAGTACTGGTGGTGCGGGTGGTATAGGTGTTCAATCATCCATTACAGGTTCTGCCGTTTATTATGCTGGTGGTGGCGGTGCGGGTGGTTCAGGCGCATCAGGAAGTGGCGGTTCAGGTGGTGGCGGTAATGGTGCTACAAATGCAAATGGAACTGCCGCAACTGCTAATACAGGCGGTGGTGGAGGCGGTGCTTATAACGGAAATGGTGCAGCAGGAGGCTCAGGAGTAATTATTCTTTCTGTACCAACTGCAAACTACACAGGAATAACAACAGGTTCACCTACTGTTACAACAAGTGGCTCAAACACCATTATTAAATTCACATCATCAGGCACTTACACCGCATAAGGAATAAAAATGACTGCAATTGTTAAAGCGGATGATGGCGTAGTTTCAGGTTCTGCTGGTTTAAAAAGTACAGCAGATAGTAGTGGCACACTTGAGTTACAAGCCACATCAGGCATTGTGACTATGGCTAATGTGACTGGTGGAATGATTGTTCCTACTGGCACTACGGCACAGCGCCCATCAAGCCCTACTAATGGCACATTTAGATTAAATACAACGACAAATGTTGTTGAGGTTTACAACGGTTCTTGGCAAACTGTTGTTTCAAATCTTTATACACTTGAATATTTGATTATTGCTGGCGGTGGTTCAGGTGGTGGTGGTCAATACAATTCAGGCGGTGGTGGTGCTGGTGGTTTATTAAATGCAACATCTTCTGTTGCTAGTGGAACTGTATATTCAATTGTTGTTGGGGCTGGTGGCGCTGGAACAGTAAATCATGGCGCAAATGGTTCAAATTCAACAGGATTTAGTTTGACTGCGATTGGTGGTGGCGGTGGTGGTCAACATCCCGGAGGCACAAGTATTGATGGAAATTCGGGTGGTTCGGGTGGTGGTGGTTCACAAGCGGCGGCAGTTGGTGGTTCAGGCACTACGGGACAAGGAACTAATGGCGGTGGTGGTTGGTATGCCGCTGGTGCGGGTGGAGGTGGCGCGGGTGTTGCGGCTTCTACGGGACCCGGAGGCAGTTCGCAACAAGTTGCCACACAAGCACAAATCAGCGGTGGTGCTGGATTAAATACTTATTCAACATGGGCAACTGCCACATCAACTGGCGTTAGTGGTTATTATGCTGGCGGTGGCGGTGGTGGTCAACGAAATCAATATTCAATTCCACAAGGACTTGGCGGCGCTGGTGGTGGTGGCAATGGTGGTACAGACCCTAGCGCGGGATTTGCGGCAACAGCAAATACAGGCGGCGGCGGTGGTGGTTCGGGTGGAAATGACACAAGTACACGCGCTGGTGGAAATGGCGGTTCAGGCATTGTGATTGTTCGTTACGCTGGAACACAAAAGGGAACAGGTGGTACTGTTGTTACTACTGGCGGTTATACATATCACACATTCACATCTTCAGGCACTTACACGGCTTAAACTTCAAGGAGAATTAAATTGAGTCATTTTGCAAAAGTAGTTGACGGTAAGGTTGCACAAGTTATTGTTGCTGAACCTGAATTCTTTGAAACATTTGTGGACACAAGTCCCGGTGAGTGGATACAAACATCCTACAACACACACGGCGGCGTTCACGCTAATGGCGGCACACCATTGCGTAAAAACTACGCTGGTGTTGGTTACACATACGACCGCACCCGTGATGCGTTTATTCCACCACAACCATTTCCATCATGGACATTAAATGATGAAACTTGTTTGTGGGATTGCCCTGTTGCATATCCTGATGACGGAAAGCGTTACACATGGGATGAAGCGACAACATCTTGGGTTGAAGTAGTTTAAGGATTTGTCATGACTATCGTTCTAGACGGGACAAAAGGGGAAACCCCTGCATCGTGGACAACTGCGGGTCGCCCTGCATCTCCGTCAGCGGGTCAATGGGGATTTAACACAACGCTTGGTTATCCTGAGTGGTATAGCACCGCCACATCATCTTGGATTCCAATGTCAAGTTTGCCAACATATATGGTTAGTTATCTTGTTGTTGCCGGTGGCGGTGGCGGTGGATATGACCGAGCAGGGGGTGGTGGTGCGGGTGGTCTTTTAACTTCTAGTCTTACAGTTACTACAAATTTGACTTATGCAGTAACTGTTGGTGCTGGTGGTACTGGTGGAACTAGTTATTCTGCTTTGCCAACTAACGGAAATAACTCTGTTTTTAATTCATCAACAGCAATTGGTGGTGGTCGTGGTGGTAATGAAATTTTTACCAATGGCGTTTCTGGTGGTTCAGGAGGAGGTTCCGGTGCTAACTCTGGTAGTGGCAGTTCTACAGGCGGTTCAGGCACTTCGGGCCAAGGTTATGCGGGTGGTAACTCATATACAGGAGATACTGTTCGTGTTGGTGGTGGTGGTGGTGGTGGTGGTGCAGTAGGAACTACTGGTGGCCCAAGTCAACCAGGGAATGGTGGCATTGGAGTTGCCTCAACAATAAGCGGTACATCTGTTTATTACGCTGGTGGCGGTGGTGCTGGCGATGCGGGTTGGGATAGAACTTCAAGTCCTACTGCTGGTTCTGGCGGTTTAGGCGGTGGTGGTGCGGGTGGCGCAAGAACAAGTGGAAATTCTGCGGGTACTGCGGGTACTGCTAATACAGGCGGTGGTGGCGGTGGTGGTGGTAACTACAATGATTCGCAAAAAGGGCCAGGCGGTGCTGGCGGTTCAGGCGTTGTGATTATTAGCTATTTAGGCGCACAACGAGGAACAGGCGGCACAGTTACATCAGCAAATGGCTACACTATTCACACATTTACATCAAGCGGAACATTCACCGCATAAGCAAGGAATAGCATGGCAAAGAAATTAAAAATAGCAGTTTATGCAATCAGTAAAAATGAAGAACAATTTGTTCAGCGTTTTTGTGATTCAGCAAAAGATGCAGACCTGATATTGATTGCAGATACAGGATCGACTGACAAAACTGTTGAATATGCATTGGAATGTGGGGCAAAAGTCTACGATATCTGCATCAAGCCTTGGCGCTTTGATAAAGCTCGTGATACTGCCCTTGCTTTAATACCTGGTGATTTTGATGTCTGTATTTCCCTAGACTTAGATGAAGTCCTAGAAGAAGGATGGCGTGAGGAAATTGAGCGTGTTTGGCAAGAAAACACCACCAGACTGCGCTATAAATTTGATTGGGGTTGTGGAATAGCTTTCTATTACGAAAAGATTCACCACCGAGCCGGTTACCACTGGCATCACCCTGTCCATGAATATCCTCGTCCTGATGGCAGAACCAATGAGATTTATGCCCATACGGATATGCTTTTGGTAAGCCACCATCCTGATCCAACTAAGTCTCGTGGTCAATATATGCCCTTGCTTGAGTTGGCGGTTAAAGAAGACCCAAGATGCCCTAGAAACGCTTTTTACCATGCCAGAGAACTTACCTTCTATGCTCGTTGGAAAGAGGCTATAGACGCTTTAAATCGTTATCTAGCTATGCCTGAGGCTACTTGGCAGAATGAACGATGCTATGCCATGAGGTTGTTAGGCAAATCCTATGATGAATTGGGTATGCCACACGATGCCTTGAAGTGGTACAGACTGGCTTGTGCAGAAGCTCCAAATACTAGGGAGCCATGGTGCGAGTTGGCGACTGCTACTTACCGGTTAAGTATGTGGCCTGA